GGCCATTTCTAAACAGTACCAGCTATTTGTGTTACCGTCTTTAAATGTGCTGCCTTTTAAAGCAGAACCAAAAGTTTGGATAGTATTCTGATCTTTTATTGCTGTAGCTTGTACAGCTGCAAAGTTATGCTCGCATTTAACAACTTTGTAATTGATATGTATGTTTTCTATAGCTTGTATTTTCTCAATACCACTCCTAGTTATTATAATGTAGTGACCGCCTTGATGTTTAAATACGTCATCTTTAGTTAGATTGTATTTTATATACTTTTCCTTTAATTTTTCAGTTTTCATTATTTGTTAATTATAATTGGTAAATTATTATTGTCTTTATATATAGCTTTTCCCATTCTGGTTTTAAATCTGTTGCATAATCCCCAGATGTTTGCCAACCATGTTCATCTAGCATTTCTTTAAACTTATGAAATCTTTGTAATTCTGTTCCTACTACAATTACACTTAGAGAAACGCTTAGTAAATCTACGCTTTTTTTATATCCGTTTACAGTGTAAACTTCTATTGGTTTTTGTGTCATCATAGGTTTTAAATTCCAGACCTTAGCCGATACTTCTTCATTGTCTAGGTATCTCTTTTGGTTTTCCCAAAAATGTGGTTCGTTATAATCTCTTTTCATATTAGTAATTATTATCTTGAAATTTATAATATTCTGTTTTGATTTCTACAAATAAATCAATTACTTGTTCATCTAAACTTTTTTCTAGTACAAATCTTTTGTGTTCTTGTTCTATATTTCTAACAAGAGTAAGTAAGCTGCTATTGATATTATTTAACCATACAGGGCTTTCTTCTATTACATCTAGTATTGATGTAATTGCTTCTTGTACGTTTGTAGCTTCTTTCATTCTAAATAGTGTTTTCATTTTTTTTAAATTAATTAAACTTTAGTTTTGTTACTGCAAATATACAAAACTTTTACATATTAACAAAAATCTGTTTAAAAGTTATTAACAATAATAATGTTAACAAATATAGAATAAGAGTTTTAAGCAACTTTACACGTTGTGTAGTATAGGTATATTAAAAAGAAAAGAAAGTGTCTTAGAGTGGCATTAAAAGGTTTATAGGCAGCGTTCCGTTGTTTAATACTACTGCACAACCTATTGCAGGTTTTTTTCCATATTTAGCGTATGCCATTGCATAACTGTCGTGATCTATACCGCAGCCAACTTGCATTCCGAATACTCTAAACCTTTTACCAACATAATGTTCGCAATAGGCTTGTGTATGTAAATGTCCTTGTACTGTATTCATCATATCAGCACGGCATTTAGTTCTTGCAGTACCGCCTTCACCGTGAACATATTGAACGTTGTCTTGTTCGTAGCGTTCCATAAATTCCCAGTTAGGCACTTCTAATACTTCTTTATAGGATTTGATCCACTTAGAAGGAACGGCTGATGTTTGTGCCTTCCGCATTATTATCCTATCATGATTGCCGATTATTACCTTAGCAAACGGAAATGCTTTATACCATCTTGATATTCTTTTAATAGCTAGATCTAATTCGGCCGCCCCGCCCATACCGTCTGCTGATGTTTCGTGATAACTAGAAAAATGATTATCTATAATGTCACCAATAAAAATAACATCTGTACATAAATATTTATGATATTGTTGTAAACAAAAGTCAACGTATGCGTCTAAACAAAAAGGTTCATGCAGATCACCTACAACTAACACATTTCTTTTGTGTTCGGATCGCATACGCTGTATGACTTCTATTTCGTGTGGTTTTAGCCTGAATCTATTGTTTTGCATCTTTACCAAAGTCAGCTAATCCTTGACCTATAATTAAAGCTGCTATACTCATAAGAATATTGCTAACCTCTTCTGGGTTCAAGTTAAAAGTGTCACTAAGTAAAGTTGTAAGGCAGCCTATTACAGCATACCAAAACTTTTTAGAGTTTAACCAAAACTTTTTAGAGTTTAACATTTTTCCTAGTAAATACTTTTCAAGTAATTGTTTCATAATATAATAAATTGGTTAATATTCTAGTATTGCCAGATAACATTCTGGGCTTTAACAATGTCCATATCAGCATGAACAAATTTTCCTGTCTTTGATATTCCAAGCCTACAAAATCCTACCATTAACAAAGCATTTACAATTTGGTATAATTGCCTGCTTCCGTTATAAGCTATGTCAACTGCAAGACCTCTAGTATGTGAACTACCAACTCTGCCGCCTATTTCTGCATTATGCTCTTTACATCTGTAGCCGCTAGTAATAACAAACGGGCAGCCTGCAATCTCGCGAGCTTGGTCAAGCCTGTCAACGACTTTACTATTCATGTTAAAACCTGTACCGCCTTTTTTTTGGCAGCTTTCACATTGGCAAGCAAATTCGTTTACTTTAAAATATTCAAATGACATTAATCTAAGTAAAAAGTAGCGTATATTTTTACGCCCTTTATTTCTTTAATTAGTTTGTTTTCAACTTTCTTTATAGCTTTTTTTGGCAACCACTTAGGGTTTTTGCTATTTAATTTTCTTTTTTTCATTTAGCATTTTTTACAATGACCTAAACATACTTTTTTCATTTAGCATTTTTTACAATGACCTAAACATACTTTTTTAAAAGTTATTAAGGATATTATTTTGCAAATTAGTTTTTTCATTATTTTTTAGTTTCAAAGTGATAAAATTTATATAAAGTATATGCAATAGCAAGTGTCAGCGAAATTAACGTTAGAATTTCGTTACAGTCCGTTATGCTAAAACCGATTGCACTTCCGTTAGCTATTCCTACTTGAATTGTGTCTTTTAGTTCTTTCATTAGTTTTAATGTTGGGCTTTTTATCCAAGTAGGATTTAAGCCTAGTTATATTTTTTTGTTTTGGTTTATAGTGTTTTTTCATTTATTCTCCTGCTGTAAGAAAATTCCTTAATGTAATTTCTGTACCCTGTTGCTTAGGTCTTTCAAGGTTCATACCTGCGTAATAGTTTGCTGTTGAAGGGCTAACATCTGCCCCAGAGTTTGTACTGTATTCTGGGTAGCTGCTTGTATTGTTTCTTATGTAGTCAATTAGCCTTTCTCTATAGTACTGCCCTGTGTTCATTATTTCTTCCCTAAGGTGTTGCGCTTCTTCTGTACTTAAAGCTGTTCCAGTTTCGCTTGTCTTAGAGTAGATGTTACCATTCTCAACCTTAAATCTCAGGAATGGTATAGCATGGTAAAAACTATACGACACTAAAACGTCAGCTATGTAGTCATCTAGTAAAGTTTTATATGCTGCATTACCACCTGCGCCAATAGTACCTGCTGAAATTAGATCTTTAATTTTTTGCGTTAGTTCCGTTCCAAGCGCTGTTTCAATATATAGCTTTTGACTTTGACGGATATAAGGTAAAAGTAACGTGGTATCAACATTTAAGTTGATTGCGCTACTGTCTTTAAGTGTTTGTTCTGATATAAATAATACGTATGCCATGTTATCTAGGTTCTAAAAATCCGTTATTTCTCATTCTTTTTGGTGGTCTTGCTACTAGGTTGTCGTTTTTTTCTGCTGTAAAACCTTCACTTCTTGCCTTTGTATATCCAATTAACTGACTGTCATTAATTTTAGCTTTTGCATTTCTTAAAGATGTTTTATAGATTCTACGCAACCAGAAATGATGACAGTTACCGCCACCTTTGTATAACCATATAGAATATGTTGCTGCACCTCTAGCTCCCCAACCTGCATTTACAGGTCTATAGCCCATTTGTAAAATATCTTCCTTACGATAAATTTTTCGGGCAGATGTCATTAATCTGCAAAATTCTCTGGTTTCTCCTTCTTGACTTAAAAATTCGTCTTTTGCATAAACGTATCTAACTTTGTAAAAGTCATTAAAAGATTTGTTTACTCCATCTTGTTCACTTCTAGCGTTTGGTCTTGCTGTTCCTGTAGAAGCTAATTCTAATTTTTCATTAGCAATATTGTTTAATTCTTTTTCAAATTCAAAATCTTGATGTTCGCCATCAACTATTTCTTCTTCTACTAATTCCCATTCGTCAAGTATATCTTCGCCATATTCTTCAATACATTTTTCTAATTCTGTTTTTTCTGAATTTAAAAGTGTTTTATTACAATTACAATCAGTTAAAGATGTTATTTGTTTATGGTCAGCACAGGGCATATAATAAGTCTTACCATCTTGCGTATGCTCATGATAACCTTCGCAACCTAATCTTTTAGCTTCTGCTTCTGCTTCTTCTATTGTTTCATATAAAGGTAGTTCTTTACCGTCTGTAATCATAGAACCAACCTTAGCTAGTTTTACGTCTTGTTCAACAGTATCTTCGTCTTCATCTAACGGTGGTAATCCTAATGATTCTCTTACTTCGTCTTGTGTCATAACTTCACGTATAGTTTTAGAATCAAACTGTACTGTTATTGGTTTAAGCTGTACGAATTCAACAGGTAAGTTAATATTGTTTACTTCAAATATTGTTTGTAAAGTTGATAAGATGTTTATTTGGAACGGTCTAACCACAGTATTTTGATAGAAATTTGAAGCGTTTATAAGCTCATCTGTATTGCTTGAAAAGCCATTTGTACTATCAATACCCATAAGTGTCTTAGACGTTACCCTATGCCCTGACAGGATATTCTGAACGAGTAATTCTTGGAGTGCTAAAAATTGTTTGTCTAAATCAGAAGGAGAAATTGCAGTTATTTCAGGTGTTCTAGTCTTATCGTCTGAGAATGTTAAAATAAATTTTCCTGCGTTTTCTGCACCCGTGAATTTTTCTTTTATACTTTGCTCTATTTGAAATCTTTCCTCTTGTGTAGGAATTCCATTCGCGAACGAAATCATCATGCTCGAACTGAAGCCCGAATTGATATTCGATAATTGGAATTCAGCAACCCGTTGGTCTACTAGACACCAATTACAAGCTGCTAGGTAATCAGGCGTATGATAGATGTCCATATTTGGGCTATAAGAACCTGTGTATAGTAATTGACTAGCAGACGTTCTGTCTTTAGTATTAAAAGCTGCAATAGGATAAGGTTTATGTGTTCTTACATTAGACCAGTCAGCACTTATAAAATATGTATCTACTTGCCCTAGTTCATTTGGTCTACCTGCCCTTACTCTTTCAACAGGAACGTGGTAGACTTCTGCAATAGCTGTTCTTTCTCTATTCCAAATAATATGTAAAGCGTAAGCACCTTGTAGCTTAAAGTCAAAAGCAACTTTCTTTATTACTTGATGTAAAGTTTCCTTACCATTAACATTAGCCATAAACTTCTTTAAAGCTACAAAAGTATCTAAGCTATCGTATTCATCAGTAATTACTAAATTTTCCCCTGCTATCATTTCTGCTGTAGAATTGATAACTGCGGCATGGGTACTAGAATTATAGTAAAGGTCAATAAGGAACTGAGGATAGAGGTTTCTCCAGTCATCTGTTCCGTACTCTATGTAGTCACGGCCGCGTACTTCTTGAATTATAGGGGCTGTGCTAGTTTCAAGTGATATGTTTAATAAGTTTTCTTTCATAGTATATCTTCTTGTTCATTTGTCCATTCAGGGATAGCCATTATAGTTAATATTTCTGAATGATTATATTCTTGTAAACCTTCTAAAAAACTAGGCGTGTTACCTGTATATTTTAAAACTGTTTTAGTTCTGTCTATTGACAGCCTTAACGTTTCTAGGCTTGTTTCTGCTATTTGTGTAAAATCTATATTTAACACATCTGACATATTATATATTACGTAATTCATAGCTATTTTTTTAAGGTGCGTCTGTTACAATATCTCCAGAAGCCATATTAGTCATTGTTCCGTTATTACTATTAGTACTG